ATGAAAACAGTAACTTTATATCCACCTGAAGGTGGTGAAGGTGTAATCCCTCACCCAAGCAAGGTAGAAGAAATGAAGAAATTTGGATGGGTATTGAAGCCCTTAATTAAGTCAAAGGAGAAAGACAATGGCAAATCATAAAGGTAGTGAAGGTGTAGCAAAAGTAGGTTCTGTGACAATTGCGGAAGTAAAGGACTGGAGTATTTCTGAGTCGGCTGAGACGATTGACGATACAACACTAGGTGACACAGCAAGAACCAAAAAAGCAGGATTAACTTCAGCAAGTGGCTCAATGACCGCTTTTTGGGATGAAACTAATACCACTGGTCAAGGTGCGATGACGGTTGGTGCTGAAGGTGTTAGCTTAAAGCTATACCCCGAAGGTGCTACCACTGGCGATATTTTTGCTTCATTCTCGGCAATCATTACTGAGAAGGGTGTATCAACTACGTTAGATGGTATGGTTGAGACATCTATTAGTTTTGAAGTAGATGGTGTTGTTACTTGGGCTGCTGTGTAAATGGGTGTACTAGATAACGCTAAATCTCATTTCGACAAGATTGAGGTTAGAACTATCGAAGTACCTGAGTGGGATACGATTATATATTCCACTCCATTTACAATGGGTGAGAAGAAGTCTCTTTGGAAGTTTGCAAAAGATGATGATTTTGAATTCATGGTTAGAACGCTGATACTCAAAGCGTTAGATAAGGACGGCAAGAAATTGTTTGATATTTCTGACAAGATTGACTTGATGAACAAGGTATCACCCGATGTTATTACACGCATAGTAGGCGAAATATCTGTCAGTCAAACTGTTGAGGATATGGAGGGAAACTAACTAGCGATTCCGAGTTACACGCACAGTACGCCCTTGCGAATCGCTTACATAAGGCTGTTTATGAAATAGACCTAATGACAGTTTCAGAGTTTCATGGCTGGATAGCCTACTTTAAATTAGAGGACAAAGATGGCAACTGACAATATAGCAACACTCGGAATAAAGGTAGACCCTAAAGGCGCTGTATTGGGTGCTAATACTGCTAAAAGAGCTATTCGTGGTATTGGTAATGTAGCTGGTAAAGTCAAGAGTCAAATCTTCTCTCTTAATGGCGCGTTAGGTGCTTTGGGCGCAGGTATGGTGGTTAAATCCGCCTTGAATTATGCTTCGTCTATTGAAAGACTACAGATTCAGCTTAAATATTTAACAGGTGACACAAAGAAAGCAGCCGAAGCCTTTAATGTTCTTACTAAGTTTGCCAAGAAAGCACCCTTCTCATTAAAAGAAATTCAAAGAGCAGCAGCACCGCTTAATATTGTTGCTGACAACACAGCAGAATTAAACGAACTACTAGCAATGACAGGTGATATTGCCTCCACAACAGGTATGGACTTTGAGGTTGTTGCACAGAATATGCTAAGAGCAATGGAAGGTGGCATTGGCGCGTCTGAACAGTTCAAAGAGAAAGGCGTTAAGAATATGTTAGGTTTTGTTGATGGGGTTCAATACACAGCAGACGAAACAAAAAGAAGATTCTTTGATGCTTTTAGAGATGGCACTACTACTATTAAGGGTGCTACTGAAGAGATGGCTAAGACATTCTCAGGTCAAGTATCAATGATGGGTGACGCTTGGGATGCTCTTCAATTAGCATTTATGAAAGAAGGTGTGTTCGGTAGCACCAAGTCACAAGTTAAAGACCTCACAGAATGGCTAAAGAGTCCTGACGTTATACAGGGCGCTAAAGACTTAGGCAAAAATGTAACCACTCTTGCCAAAGGCATAAAAGATGCAATAACAGAATACAACGGATTGCCTGATTGGATTAAAAATAGTGGATTAGTTCTAGCTGTATTTGGTGGTATGGCAGGAAAAGCAGGTATGGTGGCTATGATTGCTTATGCTAAAGAGCTAAAAGCCATTCTTCAAGAGGTAGGCATTATTGACTACTCGCCAAAACAGATTTCTGATGCTATAAAAGAGGTTGAAGATAGAATTATTGCAGTAAAAGACCAAATGGGCGGTCAAGAGCTATCATGGTGGCAAAAAGCTTTGTTTGATGGAAACCCTCTTATAGCAGACCAAAATATGCTTGATTCTTTAGAGGATAGGCTTGAAGAATTAAGAGAGAAATATAATAACTTACCTGCTGGTATAAGGACAAGTTTTGAGAACCCATTGCCTGAGAACCCAATGCCTGATAAACCGAAACCTGCTACAGATGATGACATTTTCGCTGGTGGACTTAGTGCGAAAAGACTAGAAAAACTGAGAGGTGGTGTTGTCTCATATAAAGATTCAATTAAGGATGTTGGTAAGGAAGTCACTAAAAGCATGGAGTTGGCTCGTGAATATCGAAAGGAAGTAGACAAAGTTAAATCAGCTCTTGATGCAGGAACAATTACAGGCGATAGCTACAAAGGAATGTTGGTTGATATGACAACAGCGTATGGTGATGCTATTAAGCGTATGGACGAACTCGATATTGCTAAAAAAGTACAAGCACTAACCGACTCAATGGCTGGCTCAATTACCGACATGATTATGAACATCGGTCAAGGTACGAATTCACTCAAAGATTCAGTAAAAGATATGGCTAGAGTTATTCTTGCTGAGTTCATTAAAATTAAAGTCGCACAACCAATCGCTAATTCAATGGCTAGTAGTTTCAATTGGGCAAGTATGTTTAGAGAGCATGGTGGAACAGTTACGGGCAATAAACCTTTTGTAGTCGGAGAAGCTGGAGCTGAGATATTTGTACCAAATAAAACAGGAACTATTATTCCTAACGATGCTCTTTCACAAGGTGGCGGTGGGGAAACCAACGTAAGCGTAAGCTTCAACATCACAGCTAATGATACAACTGGATTTGATGATTTATTAGATTCAAGACGTGGAATGATTGTTGGCATTATTAATCAAGCCATGAATGATAGAGGAATGACAGGAGTAACAGCATAATGGCATATCCAACGACACCCGTTTTTAAATCAGTAAATTTAAAGTCAAATGACAAGACTTTAACATCACAAACGGTAAACGGTAGGACTCAATCAAGGAAACTTGCTAGTCAGTATTGGGAGTTCTCAGCTAAATACCCTCCTATGAAACAGGCTGATTTTATGCCAGTCTATGCCTACGTTATGAAACAGCGTGGTCAAAATGCTACCTTCACAGTAAGGATTCCCATATTAGAAGATGCTAGAGGTACGGCATCAGGTACGTTAAAAGTGAATGGTGCTAAAACAGCAGGTCAAACTTCTATTGTTGTAGATGGTATTACAGGCACGATTGTAGAAGGTGACATGATTAAGTTTAGCCATGATAAGGTCTACATGGTTGTTGGTCATACCGAAACAACAAGTAATACGACAACTATTGTTATTGAGCCACCTTTGAGAACAGCAGTAGCTGATAACGAAACTATCACTTATGACAATGTGACTATGAAGGTTCGATTACGAAACGACATACAATCCTTCGGCATGAGTAATGACTCGATGTTTAGATATGAAGTGGACTTTATTGAGGCATTATGAGTAGAAGCATTCATTCTTCCGTTGTTACTGAGTTAGCTAAAGACTCAGTTAAGATGTGTCACATGATAGAGATACACCTATCATCTACGTCTTATCTAACTGACGCAGGTCAAGACATAAGCTATGGTGGTAATACCTATCTAGCTTCTAGTCATTTCTTGAATGTGTCTACGGTTAAAGAGGAATCAGAGGTCAGAGTAGGAACGTCTAAGGTAAGGCTCTCAGGTGTTGAGCAATCCTTTATTTCTGCTTTGTTGAGCAGTGGTTATGTAGGTAGACAATTGATAGTCTATCGGGCGTTTTTAGATGCTACTAATGGAATTATAGGCATACCCGTTCTTATCTATGATGGACGCATTTCTGAATATGAAATTATCGACACACCTGAAACCTCTACGGTTGATTTAGGTGTTGCTTCACATTGGTCTGACTTTGAAAAGAAAGCAGGTAGACACACCAATAGTAACTCTCAAGGCTTACACTTCTCAGGTGATAAAGGTTTTGAGTTTGCGGCAAATCTGGTCAAAGACCTAAAGTGGGGTAGAGACTAATGTGGGAATGGTTAATTAATTTTGTCATATCTGCTGTAATAGCGTGGCTGTTAGCACCTGATGAAGAAGATTTTTTAGAAGATGATAATGATGGAGCGCTTTTAAATAAGCAAAGTAATAATGCTCAGATACCTGTTATTTATGGTGAGCGTAAAGTAGGTGGAACTAGGGTTTTTGTTGAGACAAGCGGTACAGACAATCAATACCTTTATATCGCTTTAGTATTGTGTGAAGGTGAGATTGAAAATATTACAGACGTATATATCAATGACGTTTTATCAA